GGTTAAGCGACCTAGAGCAATTTCCCCCATTTCGTTTTTTTACCAATCTTGACGTATGAACCACCAGACCATCGCCCTCGCCGAGCTTTCGCTCGACCCGTCGAACGTCCGCAAACACTCGCGCCGAAATCTCGACGCGATAAAGGCGTCGCTGCGCAAGTTCGGTCAGCAGAAACCGATCGTCGTGGACGCCAAGGGCATCGTCTTGGCCGGCAACGGAACGCTCACCGCGGCGCAGGAACTCGGCTGGACCGAGATCCAGATCGTGCGGACCGAACTTTCGGGCGTCGAGGCTACGGCGTTTGCAATCGCGGACAACCGCACGGCGGAGCTGGCGGAGTGGGAAGATTCGCTGTCCGACGTAATCAAATCACTTCTTGCTGCTGGCGTCGCATCCGACGACATCGGATTCAATCAAATGGAAATCGACGACATGATGGAAGCCGACGCGATCATGGACGAGGTGGACGAAGTGGTGCACGAGCAAAGCATCCAAGTGGCACCAGACAAAGAATATGTGCTCATCATCGCGGAGAATGAAAGCGAGTGGGACGAGATGGTCGCATACTTCGATCTCAAAAAAGTGCGGAGAGGTGGATACAAGGAGGGGTCGGCGTTCGATGCTGTCGGAACCGAGCGCGTGTTACCGTTCAAACGCGTAAAAAAATGATCATCGCAATACCAAGCAAGGGTCGTGCTGGAGAGACGAAAACAGACAAGCTGTTGAGGTCAGGGGTGCTTTTCGTGCCTAACTCCGAGGTGAATCAATACCGAAGGACGAGCGCGAATGTGGTCGGAGTGCCTGACGAGGTGAAAGGAATCACAAAGACAAGGAACTGGATTCTGAAAAACTGCGGACAAGAAAGGGTCGTTTTCATTGACGACGACGTAAAGGCGCAGGGATGGAAGAAGCTCTATGAGAACAAAGCGAAAGACAAGGCGCTGACAGAAGCTCAATGGGTCAAAGAATTTCAGAAGCTATTTGATTTAACAGATCAACTTCAGTTCAAGATATGGGGGGTTTCAACGGACGGGGCTCTTCGTTCGGTTTACCCCTACAAACCATTTTTGTTTCGGAGCTACGTCACGGCATCCTGCATGGGAATTATCAACGATGGCACATACTATTTCGACGAAGATTTTCCCGTGAAGGAGGACTACGAGCTTTGCCTTCGTCACATCAAGGAGCGCGGGGGAATTTTGTGCTGTCGTTACATCTATTGGGCAAACTCGCACTGGGTGAATGAAGGCGGATGTAAATCATACCGAACGCAAAAGATGGAAGCGGAGTGCATCAAGAAACTCGTCGCAAAATACCCGAGTTACATCCGGCAAATAATTCGCGGCGGCTCCGAGTATTCCATCGCTCTCAACTTCTAAAATGACCGAGCCCGAGCAATCACCGAGCGAAATCCTCGCCCGCCGCAACGTCCAAAACATCGCGGTAAAACTCAAGGCCGGCAAGACGCTGACGACCTCGGAGCGCAAGGCGCTAAACGATTTCCAGACCGGCCAGCTCGACGGCTGGGTGAAAGACCTTAGCACGCTCGCCAAAGAACTCGGCCTGTCCCGCCAAGCCATCTACGACGCCCGCAACCGATTCCCCGACGCACCGAAAAAGCACGAGGACGGACGCCGCGAAAACTTGGCCGCGTGGCAGCAGTTTTGCGCGGAGAACGTGATCGGGAAGGACGTGGCGACAAAGAACCTCGCCGAGCTCAAAGCCGAGCTCATGCGCGAGCAAATCCGCCTCGCCCGCTCCAAGAACGAGCGCGAGGCCGGCGACGTCATCGACCGCGAAGTCGTCGAGGCGATGCTGGTCACGCTCGGGCAAAAGCTCAACCTGCTCCTGCGCCTCAAGCTAGAGGTCGAGCTGGGGCCGCGCGGCGTCGGGATGAACGCGGCGGAGCTGAACGTCGAGGGCGGCGTCATCCTCGGCGAGATTCGCGAGGTGATCAACGCGAACATCGCGACGTTTGAGGGCGAGGCGCTGGATCGGTCGCGGGGGGCGGATGCGATTGTTTGAAATAGTGCTTGCAATCAATCAAACGGTGAATAGGGTGATGGCATGAAACACATCGCCCGCATCGCCGCAGAGAAAAACACCGTAATTGCTTTTGCAAAATTTAACGCTGCGAAAACCGACGCTGAAGCAGAATCTGGGTTTGCTGAATATCAACTCGCGGTGAAAGCCGAGTGCGAAGCCGATGCAAAATATCCAACCTACAATGAAATTAAAAAAGATAACCGCCGTCGCTACCTTGCCAGCATCGGCCTCGCGAACTAAGCAAGGCGGCAAACGCAAAGGCGCAGGCCGAAAGCCGCTCGCACCCGATCAACGTGCCGTAGGCGTGACAGTGCGCCTCCGTCCGCAAGTCGCTGCGCGGTTCCGCGCGTGGTGCAAAGCTCGCGGCATAAGTCAGAGCGAAGCGTTTTCGACGTGGGCGATCCACCTGATCGCGTGACCGCCTCCGACGCTCTCCTCAACACCCTGCGCCTGCCGCAGCCCGATCGCTCGCCGATCTACGAGTGGGCGCGCAAGCACATCATCTTACCCGAGTCCTACGCGACAAGCGGCCCCTTCAACGTCAAGATTTCCCCGTGGCTCATTCCGATCTTCGACGCTTTGCAAAACCCGCTCGTCCGCCGCGTTCACTTTCGCAAAGCCGTGCAAATCGGCGGGACGCTCGTCGCCGACATCTGGGTGCCGTGGCTCATCTGCAACGACGCGGGGCCGATCTCGTGGACGATGCAAACGGACGAGATGATCGACCGGCACGCGAAGTCTCGGCTGAACCCGATCTTTGAATCGTGCAAGCCAGTCGCGGCGATGCTCCCGCGCGTCGGGCCGCACCGGACGACGACCGAGATTTACTTCGGCGGCTTCTTTTTCCTGCTCAATCCTGCGAATCTTTCCAGCCAGCAGTCGCAGTCCATCCGCTACAAGATCAACGACGAAATCTGGCTCCCGAAATGGCAGGAGGTTTACGGCCACGCCGTCGCCCGCGTCTCGCGCTTCGAGGAAGTCGGGCGATCGAAAATCTACAACACGTCGCAGGCGCCGATCATGGATTTGGAAACCGGCAACGTGGAGGACACCAGCTTCCGCCAAGGCAATCAGCAGGAGTGGAGCACGGAATGTCCGTCGTGCCGCAAGGTGCACCCCATCGCCTTCGCGCTTGATAAAAACGAGGACACCGGCTTGCGGGGCGGCGTGGTCTGGGATGCCGCTGCAAAGCGCGACGACGAGACGTGGGACGTGCCGCGGGCGGTTGCCTCGTGTCGCTTTCGGTGTCCTCACTGCGGCCATGAGTCACCGGACACCGACACCACGCGCAACGGCTGGAAGCGCGCCGGTCGCTTTGTGCCGATGAACCCAACCGCGCCTGCGGAAATCCAGAGCTTCCGCGTGGAGGCGGTCGTCAGCCGCCCGATGCGGTTACTCGTCGAAGAATTCTGCGAGGCGGACAATCATCACGTCCGTCAAGGCGATGACAAAATGAAGATCGAGTTTCGCACGAAGCGCGAAGCGCGCCCGTGGATTGTCGAGAAGAAGGTCGTGAACCTATTCGTCACCAAGTCCGACTACACCGTCGCCCAGTTCAGTAACGGCGAGGGTATCGAAGGCGAGCTCATCCGGTTCATGGCCGTGGACCGCCAGCAAGATCACTGGTGGGTGGAAATCGGCGCGTTCTCCTCGGCGACGGGCCCGACCTACAAGCAACTTTATTTCGGCCGCATCGAGACGCGGGACCAGCTTCGCCAGATGCAATACCGCTACAAGGTGCAGGACGCGTGCGTCGCTCAAGATCGCGGCTACCGACCCGCTGACGTGGACCGTGACTGCGCGGACTTCGGCTGGCGAGGTATGCGCGGGCACGCTCGCAAGACGTGGACGATGCGCGACGATGCAAGCGACAAGCTCATCAACTTCCCGTTCTCCGAGCCGCGCGTGAGCGACTACCGAGGCGGGGATGTGTTCTACTACGACTGGTCAGGCGACTACTTCAAAGACCTGCTCGCGAACGCGCTGGAGGCCAAGGGCGATCTCAAATGGCTACTGCCGGCCGATGTCAATCCGCTGTATCTCGAACACCTCAAGGGCGAATCCAAGGTGGAGATTCGCACCGGCGTCTGGGAGTGGCGCGAGGTCAAAAGCAACGCGCCGAATCACGGGCTCGACACCTCAGCGATGATGCTCTGCATGGCCACGATCGCCAACGTCGTGCGATACACGCCGGCGAAGGAGTAGGCTCAGACACGAAGGGACGAAACCCCTGAGTTGTCTGCGGCGCGCTGGTTCTGTGGCCTCTCCCTGACTCACGAAAAATAATTCCGAATCTTCTTGCAATGCGTGCGCGCACGCATACATATCAGGACATGAAACACCCAATTCGCAAATCATACATCGGGGAGTATCGCCCGGTTCCAGTCTTCACGGTGATTGGAGATGAAAAACGGATTCTCACTAGTGAACTCGTGGTGCAGGAATACGAGATCGGCGATACATGGGGAATGGGTCGCGTGGTTGAATGTGCGGAAAGCGGGAATCGCTTCCGGCCATACCGCATCACGGTAGAAATCATGGGGCATGATACTAAATCCTATCGCAGCTACGCGGAAGCAAAGGCTGCACGATGAACACCGGCTTTGATGTTTGGTGGGAATCCGAAGGGCGCGAAATGGCGGAGAAAAATGCACGCCACGCGGCAGAGGTGGCGTGGAGCAATGGCGCATACTTGAGCCGGAAGCACGCAGAGGAACTTCAGCAGATCGCGGAAGCCGTCGGTTTGCCGTTCGCTCCGGGCCGCGAGGTGGTAAAACGCGTGCGAGAAATCGCATGAAACACAAATGCCCAAAGTGCGGCCACCGCTTCAAGGACAGCGCGCAGCAGTCGAAAGCCGCGAAAACGCGCTGGAAGCACACGAGCGCCAAGGATCGGTCTTCTGCCGCGTCAGCGGCGGCTCGGGCGCGTTGGAAACGAATACTGGAACCTCCAACGAAGACTAAACTTCAATGACTAAAACCCCACGCAAACGATACTACGAAACTTCGCTCGGAGTATTCTCTCCGATGCACATCGCCGAGCAGGCCGAGGCGCACAAACTGGCGCGCGCCGAAGGCGACGGACCGGTGAGCAACGAAACCGCGCGCGCATACCTCAATGCTTTTCCTGCCGACAAGACCGCCGAAGGAATCCACGCGCTGGCTATCGTGCGCGGACTCCGCGAGCGCAACCGCGAACTGGAAAAGCTCGCGCGAATCGGTGAACTGGCAATCGCTGCGCAGAAAAGCACGGACTACTACTGCAACGAATCGACGATCCAGCCATCGGAAGAGGACTGGCGCATCGACGGCACGGAAGAGCATAAACTTTGGAACGCGATGGAGGCTGACATCGCGGCGCTCCGTGCGGCAATCGACGCCCATCTTTCTTCGGCCAACACTGCGCCCGCAAAACCGAGCAAATGACCCTCGTTCCATAGTAACAGACGAGCCTAGTTTGACGTTTCGAGCCTTGGTATGCTCGACAACCCATTTCTCGGACTGGACAGCGCGACCCTGACCGCGCTCAAGACCAAGACAATTGACGCCATCCAAGCGGTGTTGCTCAACCAGAGTTACAGCTTGAACGGGAAGAGCGTGAGCCGCGCGGACCTCAACGCGCTCAACAATATGCTCGGCAACCTGCAAGACGCATTGACGGACGCGGCGGGCACGTCCACCGATACGACCTTTGTCAGCTTCACCGGCAACTGAACAACATGGAAAACGACATTTTCGACGCGTCAAAATTGATCGCTCAGAAACCGTGGCTTGACCGCGCGCTCGAAAGCATCGCGCCGACATGGGCGTTGAAACGGCTGGAGGCCCGCGTCGCGAAGTCACTTTTCGAGTATAACGCGGCGCGGACCAATCGCTTGTATGCTCCGAAACAATACGCGCAGCCAGCGGAGTCATCGCAGAACCAGCGGGACCGCGTGGTCATGATGTATGAGGCGCAAGACTTGGTGCAGAATTTTCCCGAGGCTCGCGAAATCTCGCGCAAGTTCGGGACGTATTTAACACCGAATGAGTATTCCCCGACGACCGGTGACCGCGACTACAACCAAACCATCAGCGAGTATTTTCATTCGTGGTGCAAGACGTGCGACGTCACGAACCGGCACTCGTTCAAGAAATTGGTGCAGCTCGCCGCCGAGGAGCGTCCGGTCGATGGTGACTGCGGCTTCGTGATTCGGCGCAGCGGCGAAGGGCTCAAGCTCCAGCTCGTGCCCGCGACGCGCATCGGCAATCCGAACGACACGGCGGTGGCGTCGAACAACTACTTTCAAGGAATCATCACGAACGACTTCGGACAGCCGGTCGCTTACCGCATTTTCCGAGTGACTCGCGACGGCGTTTATTTCGGAGCGGAAGACATTCCCGCGAATCAGTTTTGTCACTACCTCGACCCATTCCGTGTCGATCAATATCGAGGCATCACAGATTTCCACGCAGCAATTCAGACGGCGCGGATGCTTCACGACATTTTGCAAGCCGAGAAGGCGGGCGTGCGTTTCTCATCGCAACAGGCCGCGCTTATTTTCAACGACCGAGGCATCGCGAATCCGCGCAACCTTTTCCAGCCGAATCCCGCGCTCTCGCTCCCGAACGGACAGCAGCAGAAGAACGAGCTGACCGAGGTGGGCATGATTCGCTACTTCCAGAACTCGGACCGCGTGGAGGTGATGCCGTCGCGTCCATCGCAGGCGTTCACCGGCTTCGTGCAGCATCTCATGCACGAGATTGCTCTTGGCGTTGGCGTGCCCGAGGGCGTTCTGTTCGGGACCCAAGACTACAAGGGCCCAAGCGTCCGCGCCGAGTTCGCCGCAGCCGATCGCGTGTTTACGCGCCAGCAAGGTGTTCTCACCGACAAGGTGCTCGACCCGATCAAGGACGCCGTGATTCTCGACGCCATCGCGCGCGGGGAAATCCCGCCGCCGCCACTGCTCGCGGGCGAGACGATGGTGCACGCGTTGCGCCGCGCAACCGCGGGCGAGTGGCGTTTCCCCGCAAAGCTCTCGATCGACGTGGGCCGCGAGTCGGCGGCGAACATGAACGAGAACCGGCAAGGCGCAAAGTCGCTGCAAGAAATTGCAGCGGAAGAAGGCACGGACGCCTTCACGCGATTGGAGCAGATCGCGATCGAAGCCGCTTACGTCAAGCAGCTCGCCGAGAAGTATGGCGTGCCCGAGACGGCGATTCGGCTCACGACGAACTCCTTGCCGAGCACGCCAGCAGCCGCAGCCGCAGCAGGCGACGCGGTGGGCGTCAGCGCGGCCGAGGCGCAGGCGGCGAGCGTTGCACCAGCACCGGCTGAGCCCGCACCGGCTGAGCCCGTGGAGCAGATCGAGAACAGCGCAAACCTCGTCACGATCAACTTCGCCGATGGCTCTTACATCCCGACGAACGCGATGGCCGACAACGCGCGCCGTGCGCTCGCCATTCGTGAAAAGAAACCGATGTCACAGCGCGGCATGACGAGCGTCGGCATCGCGCGGGCTCGGGATCTCATTAACAAGCGCCCGATGTCGGAGGACACCGTGCGGCGGATGAAAGCGTTCTTCGACCGGCACGAGGCCGACAAGCAAGGCGAGACGTGGGACCAGCAGGGCAAGGGCTGGCAGGCGTGGAACGGCTGGGGCGGTGATGAGGGTTATGCGTGGGCCACGGCGATCGTCGAGCGGCTGAACAAGGCGCAAGCCAACTCGGCGAAGAACGAAAGCCGCACCGAGTTTTCCGCCGCCACCGAGGTCGCGATGGTGCTCCACGAAAAGCCTGAGAACCCGAACGACTGGCTGACCGCCGTCGAGCAATACCGCAAGCAGCTCGACATCCGATGCGGAGAGGCCGCGAAGCCGATCGTCGGGAAATCAATCATCGAGCACACCTTTGCAACGCAGCCAACGAGCGCGAAGAAATAACAACTTTATGGATACACAGACGCAAATCGACCGGCTGATCGAGTTGGCAATCGTTCAACGCTCCGAGCTGAAACAGCTCGTCTCGGAATTGCCGCAACTTCGCGAGTATCTTGGCGCGGAAATCGAGCGCACGTTCGAGGAGGCCGAGCCGCAGATTCGCACCGAGCTTGAGGAGTTCTGCCGAGCGCGGGCGACCGACGAGCACGCGAAGACCGGCGCGGCGCTCGCTGCGAAAGTCGAGCAGTTGTCGAAGCAGCTAGAGGTCACTACCGCCGCGAAATACTCGGTGCTCATGGCCGAGCGCGCGGAGAACGCGAATCTGCTTGCGAAGGCCGAGGCGCGCATCGAGGACGCGGCGTCAATGCTCACGCACGCGGTGAAGGAAATCGTCACGGACGAACTCTCGCGCTTCCCGCGCGCTGGCGAAATCGACCAACTGCGCAAGGAGTTCGCCGAACCTCGCGGGCTGAATCCTCGTGGCCGGTGGTTGCCCGATGAAACCTATCAGCGGCTGGATCTCGTCACGATCAACGGCGACAGCTTCGTGAGCAACATCGACGGCAACCGCGAGCGCCCGAGCCGCACGGCTGGAGACTGGACTCTGAGCGCAGCGCGCGGCAACGGGGGCGGAGGCGGGGGCGCAACGACATTGACTGACCTCGTTGCGGTGCCGAGCAACGGACAGCTCCTAATCGGCAACGGCTCGGCGTTCGTGAATAGCACGCTTACCGCTGGCACCGGCATCGCAATATCGAATGGCGCGGGCTCGATCACGATCAGCGCGACCGACGGCAACATCACGCTCGACGACGGCACGGCGGCGGCTCCCTCGCTCAACTTTACCGACGACCCCAACACCGGACTCTACCGGCCAGCGGCGGACACGGTCGGCATTGTCGGCGGAGGTCACGACATCCTGCGCCTGACCGACATCGCGAGCGCGACGGACTACGTCCAAATCAAAAACGGCATCGGCGTCGGTAGCCCGCTCCACATTCTCGCCGAGGGTGCGAGCACGAACATCGGGATGCACTTGCAGCCCAAAGGCAGCGGGCTTCTCACGATCTCGGACGGCACGGATTTCAACAAGGGCATCCGGTTCCGGTCCTCGTCGAGCGCAGCGAGCGCGGTGACTTTGCTCGATGCCGTCTCGACTGCGGGGCGCGTCATCACGCTGCCAGATGCGACGGACACCCTCGTTGGTAAGGCCACGACGGATACGCTCACGAACAAGACGCTGACGAGCCCGACGATGACCGCGCCGGTGCTCGGCACGCCAGCGAGCGGCACGCTAACCAACGCCACCGGCCTCCCAATCTCCACCGGCGTCTCGGGTCTCGGCACCGGCGTGGCCACGTTCCTCGCGACGCCATCTTCGGCGAATCTCGCCACCGCCGTGACCGACGAAACGGGCACCGGCGCGCTGGTGTTCGGGACGAGCCCCACGCTCACGACGCCGATCTCCGCGACCCTCACCGCCCCCGCCGCGACCAACCTGACGCTCGCGGGCGGCAGCAGCGGCGCGAGTCTGGTGCTGGGGCAGGGGACGAGCGGCAATCTAACAGCCAGCAGAACTGGAAACAGCGCGTTTGTCCCATCTTTTTCTAATACGACAAGCGGTTCTGCGGCATCTATGAGCCTTAGCCTAGTCGGCGGCTCCAAACAGAGCTACATCCATCAGATTTCAGAGGGATTCACCACAAGCGGGCCATACGTTGCTGGTTCGCTTGTAATCCAATATCCAACTGCGGACAACCTGATTTTCTCGGCTGCGGTAGAAGCGGCTAGGTTTACTACCAATCGCAACCTCCTCATCGGCACCACCGACGAAACCGGCCTCACCGGAGCAGGCGGGCTCAAGATTAACTCCTCCACCGCAGGCTCCGCAAGCGCGGGCGCGTTAGTGGTCACGGGTGGGCTCTCGGCGGGTGGGGCGAGCTATTTCGGGGGCGCGGTGACGGTGACGGGCGCGGCAGCTATTACTGGGAACACCTCAACCGGCAAACTGATTTCCGTTGGGAATAGCGCGATTTTCTCATCTTATTGGGATGCCACTTACGCTCGCGGGATGCAGTTTGGGACTTATGCTAGTCTTTCAGAAAGCGAAACATCTGGAGCATTTTCATTCAACTCCAACGCGGTTCTTTTTGATAGCGCAAACGAAAGTAGTGCCGGAAGCTACAAGCGGATGGATACTGGGGTAGCGAGCCGGATTCGGAACATTTTTGGGACTATTTCACTGGATACCGCCGTATCTAGCACGGCGGGATCAACGATTACGTGGGTGCCGCAACTCACCGTTAATGCATCAACCGCCACCTTCGCGGGCACCGTCATCGCTCCAGCCGCAACCGCAAGTCTTGCGCCGCTGCGTATCCCGCACGGCACCGCTCCAACATCTCCGACAAACGGCGATATGTGGACAACGACTGCGGGCCTTTACATCCGCATCAACGGAGCAACCGTCGGACCTCTTTCGTAATCACTATCTCACTACACCCATGACCATCCCAATTGCACCATACACAATGGGCTCTCCCGCAGCCCCGAAAGTCGGAACTTTGTTTGAAGTTCGATATGTAAACTACACAGGCGTCACCGCCGTGGCCGATTGCCATCTGCTCGATGCAGACGGCGTGGAAATCATGGCCGTGGGGCTCGTGCCCGCGACGGCAGAGCAATGTGCGGCGTGGACGGATGACGCTGCGTTTGCGTGCGTGCTCGCCGTGAACGCGGGGTTTGAGCTTGTATCTAAATAATAATTACCATGACCAAAGACGAACACAAAAACGCGATCGTGCAGCAGCTCCAACAGCAGTCCTTGAACCTGCTGGTGGACTCCCTCGCGGCTGCGCTCTCCGAGATCGAACAGCTCAAGGCCGCTGCAAACGCTGACAAGCCGACGCCGTGAAGGCGCGAACTTACATCCGTGCCTAGTGTATGGACGCGCTCGAAATCCTAGTGAAGGGGTGGCCGATTTTCTTGGGCATGATAACCCTGATTATCGTGCTCTCGAAGCTCGACCTGCGCGTGGCAGTTCTTGAGGAAAAGATGAAATCGCTCTTCGACCTCTTTAATAAAAAATGAACATCCTCGATTTGCTTGGCAACGCTCTCGGTGGTGGTGCGCTCGGTGTGATTCTGCGCATCGGCAACGGCTTTTTCGAGGAATACAAAGCGGGCAAGGACCACGCACGGAAGCTCGAAGAGGCGAAGACGATGGCGACGATCGCAGCCGACGCCGCAGCGTGGGCAGCGTTCACGGCGAGCCAGCAGGCCGCGACCGTGCCGAGCAACGTGTCGCCGTGGTGCGCGAACGTCATCACCATGTTCCGGCCGTTCATCACGCTCACGCTCGTCGGCGTGGCTACCGTCGTTTACTTCCACTCGGTAGGACCGGAGCGTGCGCCGATGGTGGAGCAAATCAATTTCGCAGCATTTAATTGCGTGGGATGGTGGTTTGGGGACCGCATGGCGAGAAAATCAAAATGAATTCCGACAACATCAAAGCCGCCCTCACCGCCGCAACGCCAGCCGCTGCAATGGTCTCGCTCTCGCAGGTCAACGAGGTCGCCGCGCTCGTCGGCACGCTCCTCGGCATTGCTTTTCTTCTCTGGCGCTGGCGGCGCGAGGCAAAGAAGGAGGACTAGTTTTGACGGCCGTCGCCTTGGCGATGGAACCCGTCATCACATTCGCAGCCTCCGCAGGCGTCATCGACGCACAGACCGGAATCATTCGCGGCGTCTCGCTCATCACCAAAGGACCGGCGCTCGGTCACGGCGTGATGATCGACAGCACGACGCTAGAGCAGGTCAAGAAAGCCGCCGAGCAATACGCTGGCGGGCTCAAGGTGAAGCTGGACCACTCGGGCGGCGCAGGCGACATCGTCGGTTACATCGACACGCTGCGCATCGAGGGCGAGAAGCTCCTCGGGGATTTGCATCTGCTCGAATCTTCGGTCCATCGCGCTTACATCTTGGAGATTGCCGAGCGGATTCCCGACACGTTCGGACTCTCGATTGCGTTCTCGGGTCCGTCGGAAAAGAGCGCGGACAAGCTCACGACTTTGCAACGGTGCTCGGAAATTTACTCGGTGGATCTCGTCAGCGAACCCGCTGCGAACCCGAACGGATTTTTCTCGCGTAAACTGAAACAACTTCAGAACGGCGAAATCGAGCAACCGTCCGCAGAAATCGAAATCGAATTACCCATGAACGAAGAAATGAAAAAGGCCATCGAGGGGATGATCCAATCCGCCATGATGAGCGTGAACGACAAGCTCGCGAAGCTCGAATCCGCGCTTCCTCCTCCGGTTGAGAAACCCGCCGCCATGAGCGCACAGACTGAAGTCGTGCAGCTCGCGGCCAATGCTGCGGCTCTCGCTGCGGTCAAAGAATTTGCCAAGTCGTTCGGTGCGCCAGCCGCCCCGATCGCCTCGGCCGAAGCTCCCAAACCAGTCGCGCAAGCGCAGAAGTTCGAGGACATCGTCGCCGCAAAAGCCACTGAGCTCAAGGGCGACAAATCCTCGGCGATCTCCTTCGCGGTCAAAAACCATGCTGACCTCTACGCCGCTTATCGTGCGCGCGTTCAAGGCGGCGAACTCGTGAAACTCTAAAAATACTAACATGGCTACTTCATTCCAAAATGCGGGCACGTTCGTCGCAAACTCGGCTATCACCGCGTTTCGCCTCGTGTCCATTTCCAGCAATCGCGGCGTCGGTCTTGCCGCCACCGCTTCGCTCCCTGACGGCGTCGCTTTGATCGACGCCGCCTCGGGCGATCAAGTCACCGTGCAGTTCCTCGGTGGCACCACCATCAAGGCCACTCTGCTCGCTGGTCCGGTCACTGTCGGTGACACGGTTTTCAGCGTGGCCTCTGGCCAAGTTGCCATCACCGGCACGATCACTGTCGGCAAATCGCTGACCACCGCGTCCGACGCTGGTGCGATCATCGAGATGATTCCGAAGAACTTCTAAACCCTAAAAAAATCTTACCATGTATACAAATTCAGCAGCCATTTTTCGCGGCGACATCGCCGGTGTAGTCGAGCAGGCAAAAGACTATGAGGCCGGACTCATCGGCACTCAGGTCATGCCCATCCTCGACGTGCCCGTGCGCGCCGGCCAATACCCTTCCTTCGTTCTCAAAGAGGGCCAGCTCCTCAAGAGTGACGTCAAGAACCGCGCCGCTTACAGCGCATACGCTCGCGGCACGCGTGCGTTTAACCAAGACACCTACACGTGTTTGGAATTTGGATACGAGGAGGCCGTTGACGATACAGTGACGCTTGACGTTGCGCGGTTTTTCGACGCCGAAGTCATCGCCGCCAAGCTCGCCAAGCGTAAATTGCTCCTCGCGCACGAACTGCGCGTTGCTGCAAAACTGTTCGACAATTCCACGTTTACCGCGACCAACAGCGGCACCGCCTACACGACCGCGAATCTAGCCACGTTCGATGTCGGCGCTGACGTGCAGGAGGCTGCTGACCGTCTGCTCGCGAAGGGCGAGAGCGTCACGAACCTGTCCGTCATCATCCCTTACCCAGTGTGGACCCGCATCCGCGCGAGCACGAAGTTCCAGAACCGCCTTCGCGGCGCTGGCATTTCGTCCGACACCATCCTCAACGCGAGCACGCAAGCCGCCGCCGAGGTGTTCGGTGTCAGCCAAGTGCTGATCGGCCGCGCCAGCTACGACACCGCTCCCGAGGGTGTCGCGTTCTCCGCCGGCAACGTCTGGTCAAACAGCCTGATCTGGGTCGGCTCGGTCACGCAGGCGTCTGCCGGATTCTTCGGCGGTGGCGCAGGCTTCACCTTGAACTGGTCCGAGTATGGCCCAGCGATCGGTGTCTCGACCTATCGCGAAGAGGCGATCAAATCGAACATCGTGCGCGCCTCGCAATACACCGCCGAGAAGGTGGTCAATGCGAACGCGGGTCAGCTTATAACGACCCAATTCAGTTAAGATAACGTTTGCGTAAACAAGTCCTGCGCTCTTAACTGAGCGCAGGATTTTTTATGCACCCTTGGAACGAAATAGGATTCTTGGAACGAAAGAAATGCGCGCTGGAAATGCGCGAATGGCTGCGCGCTAATCCAGACAAGCGAATCAAGACCGGCCACGTAAGATCGGACGGAAAGATTTTTTGCGGTTACGGCGTCGGTTATTCAGGAGGCGAGCATTGGGCGAGCAAGGCTGTGTTTGACAAGCGATGTGAGGATTCGCGGATGCAAATGCGCAGGCTCAGAAAATCCGAATCATACAAAAACAAATTCAATGTATACGCAAAAGAGCGTTACTCTCAGCGGGTGGACGTGCGCGAAAAAATGAAGGCTCGCGTAGAAAAATGGAGCAAAGAAAATCGGCCGCGATGCGCACTCAAATCATCCAACCGTCGCGCGACAACTCGCAACCAACTCCACGTGGACCACAATTCCTCGATTGAGGAACAAATGCGAAAAACCGCCGAAGTGCTCACGAAGCAAACCGGAGTCGAGCACCACGTTGACCACATCATTCCAATCAAGCACGGCGGATGGCATCATCACGAGAATTTGCAGATTTTGCCAGCGCCCGTGAATCAATCCAAAAGCTCGTCGCCGTTTTGGGTTTCCAGCGAATACAAAGACTTTCGATCGGTTCCTCAAAGCCTTTGGCCCGAGCCTTTGATTGATTTTTACTTGGCGATTCAATCGACCTAACTCAACGGTGAGCCGCGACGCTGGCGCGGACGGAGCACCGAAACCACTCATCTGCTGACGCCAGCGGCGTTGGCTCTAGCAACAGTTAGGCACGAATTACCTATGACAACCGACCCCGACGGAAAACCCTATCGCCACAACGACGAACAATCGGAGGCGCACAAGGAAGCCTTTATGCGGCGCAACACGATTCGCCCGCTCGGATTGTGGCGGCGCGTGATGTGCCGGCTCAGTCTTTGCGGCGGTCACGTGGACCACGAGAAAGACGCCGCTGGCGTGTGGCAATGCGGTCTTCGCTGCGCGACCTGCGGCAAACTCAAATACCCAGTGAAGAGCCGCTTTCAGGACTCTGCCTAACGAAAGCCCCACGCCTCACCGCGTGGGGCTTTTTGTTTTGACGCTGCGGCGCGATTCGCCACACCGGAGGCAACACAACAACATGACGATTTCCCTCTGCGTGATTGCCGGTAACGAGACCGCGCACATCAAGACCATGCTCGATTCGTTCGTCGGCATCATCGACGAACTCTCACTGGTGCGCGCCATCGGCTCGCAGGAACCGGATGACACCGAACAGCTCGCGCGGGACTGGTGCGAGCGCAACGCGGTCCCGATTGTCTTTTCGGACTACCGCAACGGGGTCACTGCGCAGGCGTGGCGGCACGTCGATTCGTTCGCGAGGGCGCGGAACCAAGCCTTCGCCCAAGGCACCGGGGATTGGCTTCTTTGGGCCGACTGCGACGACGTGCTGACCGACGCGACGGACCTGCGGGAAAGGCTCAAGGAGCTGACCGAGGACGTGCTCATGCTCCGATGCCCTTACGACGTGCGGGGGACCGGCAAGAAGCTGCAGCGCGAGCGCATCATCCGGCGCACAGCGTTCGCCTCGGGTCGAGTCTGGCACCACGACGTGCACGAAAACCTGCTCCTGCTGCCGAACGATCTGCACAACGAGTGGACGGTGCCGGTTTGGCGGCATCAGCCGGTCGCGATCAAGCAATCCAACCGGAAACGCAACCTCGCAATCCTCGGGCGAAGCATCGCGGAGTCGGCGACCCAATACTTTTACGTCCACCAAGAGCACTATTGCGCGGGCAACAAAACCGCCGCCGAGCAGTTCGGGCGCATCGCGCTTTCCTTCCCGAATCTCGACGACTCATTCCGCTACGAGGTTCAGCTCAACCTCGCGCGGCTCGTCGCGTCACGGCGCGAGGCGTTGCAGTTCGCTATGGGCGCGCACGGCGTCTTCCCGTGGTGCCGCGAGGCCATCGCTTCCGTCATCATGCTGGCGTTCGAGCGCAACGACGGCAGGCGCGCGAGCTTCTGGGCGGAGCGCATGATGTCGCTACCAGAGCCAAAGGAGAAGGACCGGCCTTGGACGCACGAGGTGAAATGGTATGGCTGGGCCGGTCTCGATCTCGCTGCGCGGTCCTACCGGCTCGCGGACAATCCAAGGAAGGCGGACGGGCTTCAGTGGGCTTTTCACAAGCACCAAAAGCCCGCGATTCGGCTCACGCAGAAAACCCTCGGCGACTCGACGCGCTCCGTCTCCTTCCGTGAAGCGTGGCTTGGGACGGCAGCGCAACCGGACACCGTCGAGCACGTTTTCCTTGTCCGCCCCGACGACAAGGAAACGATGGCGATGTCGAAGCAGTTCATCCACGACGTAGGACAGCCGCGGGCAACAGAGCGCGCGATGATCTCGGTGCACATCGAGGACGGCATGGTGCCGCCGCACGACTGGGACAAGCTCGTGCTGGCAAGCGGCGTGACGCTTATCGACGCCGAGAACATCAAGGGAATCCTCGGAGGTGCGAAGTGAGCACGCCTCCGGCAATCGTGATCTGCACGACGAACGCGCGATGCCTTGCGGTCATGCAGGCGTCAATCGCGGCCTACGTTCCGCGCGACGTCGAGGTGATAATCTTCCGCAACGTCGGCGGCAGCTTCGGCGAGGCGTACAACTTCGGAGTTCGGAACGCTTTCATAACGCATTCGGAGGTCGTCGTCTGCAACGACGACATCGTGTTCACGCCGACGACGTGGGCGTTGCTCCTCGCGGATGTCGCGCATCTGCGCAAGGTCGTGCCCGATCTCGGCTACGTCGCGACGCGCTCGGACTATGCGCGAGGCGAGCAGAACGTGCGCAGCGGGCGCGGGAAAATCGACTTCCTGCGCTATCAGTCCGAGCGGCATATCGTCGAGACGCCGGTGATCGCGCCAATTTGCGCGTGGATTCACCGCGACGCGTGGGTTGATTTCCCGCCGATAAATTGGTTCAGCGACGACGTGCAATGCCTCGACATGAAGCGGCGGCATTTCATCTCGCGGGCCTACGTTCACCACGTCGGCTCGCAGACCTGCGGGCAGGACGCGCAACGGTGCTACGAGGACGCGGAGCCGTGGCTCCTCGCGAACCGGCCGGAGCTACACGCGCGGTTTTATTTTACAGGAGGCGCATAAGTATGGCAGCCGTGCGAGACTTCGACCCGACCCAGATTAACTCCGACTTCTCCGCGATCTTGGAGCAGGCGGGCGTCTCGTTTACTTATCAAGGCGTGAGCGTGACGGGCATCTGGGCAGCGGCGAGCAATGCGTTTGCCGACTTCGAGGACCAGCGCCGCGAGGACAGCAAATTCACGGTGTTCCTTTTGACGTCGAGCGTCAGCGCCACGCCGCAAGTCACGCAGACGCTTTCTCGGGCAAGCATCACCTATTTCATCGAGCGCGTGACATTGGATGCCGAGGGCGCGGGATGTGAAATCAGCGTGGCGAAGGTGATATGATTTCGATCTTCTCAGACACGAAGAAGCTGGAATATGCGCTCGCGAGACTTGCCGACGCTGCAAAGGTCGATCTCGGTCTGGTCGTGAAACAGGAAGCCGCCTACGTCGCGAAGGCGATCATGCAGATCACGCCGCCGACCGGAGACAAAACGAAAAAAGGCGCGACGGTGGCGACGGTCACAGGCGGGGAGATTACGAAAACCAAAGCGAGCGGACTCAGCACGAACGCAAGGAAGCAGGGCGAGAACGCGATTCTCGGAGACTTGTTCGGCGGAAATAAAATGGCCAAGGAATTTCAGATTGGCTTGTTCCAGCGCATCGGAAACTCAACGGAGGTTCCGCCGCGCGGCGGGCGCCACGAGACGATGGGCGTCAGTCTGGGAAATGAAGGCGGCAAGAAAATCCGCATCTACCGGAAGTTCTGGCAGGAGTCGGCATCAATTGGAACGATGCGCGCTTTCCATTTCGCAAACCGAACCGAGCGCGGAAGACGGAGGCAAGTCACGAGGAGTCTGGTGGGGCGCTGGGCGGTGCAGGACCAGATGTGGGTTTCGGAGCAGGCGGCGAATGCGTATCTGAAATACACGCAAAAAAAGGTCGGACTCGCGAAGGCTGGATTCGCCGCTGCGGCAATGGCGTGCGGCGTGCGCGTGCCGTCGTGGATTCGCAAGCACATGGCAAAGGCTGGAAACGCTCAGGTTCACTTTGGGCCGAATCCGTTCGTAGTCGCGCGGACAACCGGCAACCAGATTCCTGACCTGCAACGCGTGGTAGATTCGGCTCTCAAGATTCGCTACAAAATCACGATCTCAAAATACCGCGCCGTCCTCGCGAATCGCGCCGTCAACCTCGGATTCGCAAAAGTAAAGGGCGGGATGGTGATACCAAAAGAAACATGAGCACACGCACCAACATCCGCACCGCGACGGCAAACGCTCTCACCGGCGCTCTCGTCGTGCCCACGGCGAACATCCTCCGCGGGCGCAACAACACGATCGCCAGCATCTCGTTTCCCGCGGCAGCGGTTTACGCCGTGAGCGAGCAGATCGAGGTCCGCACGCTCGGGCCGAGCAACCGCACGCAATACCGGCAGCTTCAGCTCATCGTCGATTACTTCATCGCCGAGAGCGGAACGTATTTAATCGACGACCTTTTCGACACCGGCAGCGCGGCGGTCGAGGCCGCAGTCCTCGCCGACGTGACGCTCGGCGGTCAATGCCGCGACCTCCATCTTAACAGTGTGGACTATGTTATTGAGCCCGATGAAGACAAACGCTTCGGCACGGCTCGGCACACTTTCAACTGCATCTATTTAACCACCGACTAACATGGCAAACCACCTCGGGCGAGAAGGTCTCGTCAAAATCTCCAGCACCACCATAGCCGAGCTCAGAAATTATGCGCTCAGCCATAGTTCAGATGTCGTCGAGGATTCAGTAATCGGCGACACCTACCGCACGCGTCTCGCGACGATGAAAACATTCAGCGTCTCGGGCGATCTCTACTGGGACGAGACTGACGCCGGCCAACTTCTGATCACCATCGGCAGTTCGGTCACGCTCAACCTCTACCCAGAGGGCGCGTCAAGTGGCGACGTGTATTATTCGGGCGCGGCCATCGTGACCAAATTCGACATTTCCGCCAGCTTCGACGGCATCGTGGAAGGCTCCATTGCCTTCGAGGGCAACGGCGCTCTGAGCACGCTGACCGCCTAATTTCGCAGCAAAACACACACAACACATGGAAGCTATCGACCTCGTAAGAGAACACTTCGCCTCCCTCGGCACGCGCAAAATTGACGTGCCCGAGTGGAAGCTCGTCGTCCACGCATCGCCGGTAACGCTCGGCGAAAAAAACCGGCTCTATCGTCGCAGCAAAGAAAACGACATGGAGTTGCTCGTCGATATTTTGATCATGAAGGCCACGGACGAGCACGGCGCGAAACTCTTCACGATCGAGCACAAGCCGACGCTCTTGAACAAGGCCGACAGCAACGTCGTGGGCCGCATCGCCAACGCCATTCTGGCCGAAAACGGGCCGAGGCCTGACGACTTAAAAAACTGATTCACGGCGGAGAAGCTGCCGACTTCCTCGCCGTGTATGCTCTCGCGGACCGTCTCGGCAAATTCGCAAGCGAGGTTCTCGCCATGCCAGCGCAGGAATTGAACGGCTGGCTCGTTTACATAGAGCACCAAAACCGAAAACTGAAGCACCATGGCTGAAGCATCATTCACACTCAAAGCGATCGATGCGACGAAGGCGGCGTTTGCGTCGGTGCAGAACTCGCTCGCGAAGTTGCAAAAAAGTTCTGAGTTGGCGGCTGGCTTCATGAAAAAAGCCTTTGACCCGCGCGCGCTGGGCGCTGGCTTTGCGGCGGCGCTCGGTCTTTCACTGACTTCGATCATTGATTCCGCCATCACAAAATTAACCGAATTAGTTATGCGTGCGGATAATGTCCGCAAGATTTTGACCGAATCCAGACTGGAATCGGAAGGCATATTGGAAGCAGGTCTTTTCGCAGCAATGGACCCAGTGCGCCAACTGGAAACTATCCAACAAAAAATCATAAAAAACGCCGCAGAAATCAACAAGCTGCGCGAGAAGGTTTTTCAGCAGACTGTGCCACTGGAGGGCGGAACCGAAGGAACGGTGCAAATGGGCAGCGTCAAAGAAGCCGAAGAGCTTAAAAAACTAGAGGCGATGCGAGCATCACTGCTCATTGCGAATATCAACCTAATCGCAGACGCTGATAAAAAGATAGCTGACAATCAGGGGAAGGCATTCGAGGAAATGGAAAAACAGCGCCAGTCAGACCAAGACCGCAGAATTGCGTCGCTGAGTGCAGGTCTTGCGGCAGAGGAAAAAAACACGGTTGAAATTATCAAAGCGCGGTCGGAAAAGAACGAGACCATAGAAAAGGAGCGCGAGGGCTTAGAAAAACTAGCGGAATCATACCGCGATCTCAATTCACCGTCTCGCGTTTTTATTCGGCAAATAGAAGAGGTCAATAAAGTCGCCGCCAGTGGAACGCTAGGGTTTGGGTTCGCGGAAGCCGCTGCCGCAGTTGATTTGCTAACGATTGCGATGAATAAAAACAAGGAAGCGCGGGTAGATGCCGCGCTCAACGATTTATTCGGGGACCTCGACGAAGAGGCATTGCGCATCAACGAATCACTAAAAAAGCAGAATCAAATTTTCGACGACGCTGGCGGTATGATCGCGCAGGGATTCGAGGACGCAATCCTAAGCGGGCAAAAACTAAGCGAGGTCATCAGAGGACTCGGGCAAGACCTGCTCCGCCTCGTCTTCCGCCAGCAAATTACCGCACCGCTCGCCAAGGGAATCGGTGACGCGCTTTTGGCAGGCTTCCGCGCCGAGGGCGGACCTGTCGGCGCAGGCGGTGCCTACGTCGTCGGCGAAAAAGGTCCCGAGCTATTCGTGCCCAGCTCCTCGGGCAGCATCGTGCCGAACGGCGCAATGGGCAGCAGCGGCGGATCTGCGGGCGGCGTGACCGTGAACTACAACATCGCGGCAGGCGTCTCGCGCGCCGAGCTGGTGCCAATCCTCGAACAAGAGCGGCGGCGGCTCAAGGCTGAGATTCCCGACATGGTGCGGCGCGGGGGTGGCTACCGTGCAGCGTTCGCTTAAACGTCATGGCTATCTCCTACCCACTCACGCCGCCTGATCCGTTCTACCTCTCGCGCTTGTCGCTCACGGGCGTCTCGGCGGTGTCGCGCAACACGTCGCCCTTTACCCTGCAAACGCAGCAATACAACCACGCAGGCCAAGCGTGGCTCGGCTCGGTTGATTGCCCGCCGATGACTCGCGCGGATGCCGAGACGATGCTGGCGTTCTTGCTCTCGGCTCAGCGCGGCACGTTTCTTTTTCAGGACTACGCGAACGCAAATCCACGCGGCTCAATTACCGGCACGCTTACGGTCTCAAGCGCGACGGCGAACAGCACGACGCTGACGATGATCAACACCGGCGGCTCGGGCGTGTTTGCGGTCGGCGACTGGCTGCAAATCTCCACCTCGCTTTACAAGGTCATCAAAGCCGATGGCGGCGGATTGATCGTCGATGTCTTTCCGGTGCTGCGAAAAAGTTACGCAGCCACGACGGCAATCGTGAAGACAAACGCAAAAGGCGTCTTCCGCCTCGCGCAGCCGACGACGGAGTGGTCGATAGAACTGGCGAGCATTTACGGCATCAGCTTTTCAATCGTCGAGGACGTCGAGACATGAGCATCACCACAGCAGGACGCGGACTGACAAACGACATGGTCACCGAGGTGAGCGCATCGCAGCTCTCGCCGATCCTGCTCGCTTCCCTTTCCTTCGCGACGCCGGTGCATATCTGGACCGGCTACGGAACGATCACGGTCGGCAGCACGGCATATCTCGGAATAGGAACGCTCGGCTCGATCTCGCCAGTTGAAGAGACGACGGATCTCGCGGCGCGGGGCATTTCCATGCAGCTCTCGGGCGTTCCCACGGCGATGCTGGCCGTTGCGCTCACCGAAAATTATCAGGGCAGGGAGTGCTCGGTTCTCTTCGGCGCGCTTCAAGCCAGCGGCGCACTCGTGTCGTCGCCGGTCACGATCTTCTCGGGGCGCATGGACGTGATGAGCATAAACGACGACGGGCAAAACGCGACTATCGGGATGAGCGCCGAAAACAAGCTCGTGGACTTCCGCCGCCCGCGTGAAGTGCGCTACACCGACCAAGAGCAGAAGAACCTTTTCCCTTCTGACAAGGGGCTGGAGTTCGTGACGGCGATTCAAGAAAAGCAAATCTACTGGGGCAATGCCAAGCTCGTCGCGCCGATCAACGAAGGTGGCGGCGAGAGCGAGCGCACCGGCTACGAATGAACATGGCCACGCGCTGCAATAACTGGCCGGACCTGCTCACGGCTTACATCGAGCGCAAGCGGCACGAGGCGTTTGCGTGGGGCTCCAACGATTGCTGCCTCTTTGCGGCGGACTGGGTGCAGATCGCAACCGGCCACGACATCGCCGCGCAATGGCGCGGGCAATACGCAAGCGCGCTCTCGGCGCATCGAGCACTCAATCGAGGCGGCGGAATCGAGCGCCTTGTCGATGAAGCGGGAGGGATGAAGATCGCGACCGCGCTTGCTCGTCGCGGCGATCTCGTCGCGCAGGACGGCGGCGACGGTGTCGCGCTGGGCATCTGCGTCGGCAGCGTCGCGGCTTTCCTCGCTCGCGACGGACTACAATTCGTGACATTCCCGAACGCTAAAGTCTGGAGATTTTAACCATGCCACAAGTATTGATCGCATCCGCTATCGCTTCCGCGTTTAAGGCGGCTGGGTTTTACATTACGTCGCAGGCTCTGGCGATGGTCGCGGCCACGGTGCAATTCATCGCTGTCACCGCCGCGTCAATGGCCGCGTCGAAACTGCTCGCGCCCAAGATGCCGAGCTTTTCCGACTCGTCGCTCTCGGAGCGCGGCCAGATGGTGCGTTCTCCGATCGCGGCGCGGTCAATAATTTACGGCCGTTGCCGCGTCAGCGGGACCATCGTTTACATTTCGACGACGGGCACGAAAAACGAATACCTTCACCTTGTCGTCGCTCTGGCGGGCCACGAGGTCGAGGCAATCGACGAGATTTATTTTAACGATG